AAATTTAAAAAAAGCAAAAGGAAAAACTGAAAAATTTGGAATAGCACAAGGTAAGTATAAACTACCTATGACATTAAAAGAGGGTTACAAGGCTTTAAAACAAGAGATAAAATGGCAATAGAAAAAGTAATTGAGATTAAATTATCGGCACAAGAAGCTGAAAAGAATTTAAAAGCAATAAATAAAACTTTAGAAGAACAAAGAGAGATTCTTATTCTTTTAGAGAAAGAACTTCTTGATGTTCAAGACGCTCAAAACAAAACATCTAAAACAAATTTAGCAGCACAAAAACAACTTACTACACAATCTAATCACTTAAAATCTGCAATTAGAGATCAAAAGCTTGGTTTAAAGAGTCTTAATATTGAAAGGCGTGAAGCGGCAGATGTTTTAGCAGGCTTAAATAAAGGAAGCAAAGACAATATAAACATAATTAGAGCAGTCGATAAACTTACAGGTGGATATGCAACTAAAATAGTAAAACTTAAAAAGGGATTTCTTTCTTCTATTAAAGGAGCTAAAAGATTTATAGGTACTTTAAAGGGGGTTAAAGGAGCTTTGATATCTACGGGTATTGGAGCTTTAGTTGTGGCTTTAGGATTGATTGTAGCGTACTGGGAAGATATAAAAGGATTTGTAGATGGAACTACTAAGGCACAAAAAGAGGGATTAGCAGAAGCAGAAAAGCTTAGAGATGTTACTCAGAAACAGTTAGACATTACTAACTCAATGGAGAACACTCTTAAAGCACAAGGTAAAACTGAGAAAGAAATAAGAGACCTTAAAATACAACAGACTAATGAAGTCATTGCTGCAACAGAGGCTCAGTTAGCTCAGCAACAGTCAATGAAAAAAAGCCAAATAGAGGCTGCTGAAAGAAACAGAAACATACTTTCTGGAATTTTGAAGTTTTTAAGTTTACCATTAGCTATGGTATTAAAGGCATACGATTATATCACTGGAAGCAATACAAGTGAAATATTTGATACTGCTGCTGAATTAATATTTGACCCTACGGAAGTTGCAGAAGAGGGTAACGCTGCTATTGAGGAAACAGAGGCTCAATTAATAAAGCTAAAAAACACAAGAGACGGATATATACTTCAAGAACAGAAAGAGAAAAAATCACAAGCAGAGAAGACGAAAGCTAACAAGAAAAAAGAAGACGATGCTGAGATACAGGCTGAGAAAGACAAACAAGCTGCGTTAGAAAGAATTAGAAAAGGTGAAATTGACACTGAAGAAGAAAGACGTGCTGAAGAACTATTTCAAGTCCAAGAACAATATAGAAAGCTAATTGAAGAAGCTGATAAGTACAATCAAAGCACTACTGAATTAATAGAGGCGCAAGGCGTTAAAGAACAAGAATTAAAAGATAAGTTTGCACAGCAAGACAAAGATAGAAAAGATAAGGCAGACAAAGAAGCCGCTGAAAAGAAACTTGAAGAACAAGAAAAACTTATTGAAGAACTTGAACTGAAGAAAGAAAATGAAGAACTAAGTTTTGATGAACAAAGACAATTAATTGCTGATCGTGAACAGCTATTGATAGAAGATAAAACGCTTACAGATGAACAAAGACTTCAACTTGAAGGGCAATTTACAGATGCAAAAATAAAACTTGCTGAAGCTGAAGCGGCAGCTAAAGATAAAACACTAGGTGAAACAGCTGATGTTCTACAAAAATTTAGTGGCATTGCTGGAGAAGAAACTGCGGCAGGCAAAGCTTTAGGAATTGCTAGTGCTACAATTAACACTTATAGAGGTGTTTCTGATGCTTTAGCGGCTAAAACTGTAACGCCGTTTGAAACTGCATTAAAATTCGCAAACGCTGGAGCTATATTGGCATCTGGTCTTCAAAACGTTCAAAAAATTGTAAGTGTAAAAGTTCCGAGAACTAGCGGCGGCGGTGGGGGTGCAGCAGCAACGGGAGGATCTGCACCAGCTCCACCAAGTTTTAATGTAGTCGGAGCAAGTGAAACAAGCGTTTTAGCAGATACAGTCGCAGAGCAAACAAACGAACCAGTACAAGCTTACGTAGTATCGAATGACGTCACTACTGCACAAAGTTTAGAAAATAATATTGTTGAGGGTGCGACTTTATAAAAAACAAAATAAATAAAAAAACTTTATATATAATTATGAGAATAGTCGAATTGATATTAGATGAAGGTCAAGAGCTTGGAATTGAAGCCATAAGTGTGGTTGAGAGCCCGGCAATAGAAGAAGATTTTGTCGCTTTAAAAAGTCAAGAGTTTAAACTTGCTGAAGTTGATAAAGAGCGTAGAATTTTAATGGGTGCTTTATTGATACCAAACAAGCCGATTTACAGACGTAATGGTGAAGATGAGTATTATATATACTTTTCAAAAGATACTGTCTTAAAAGCATCTCAAATGTATTTAATGAATAGCAAACAAAACAACGCTACACTTGAGCATCAATACGAAATAAACGGACTTAGTTTAGTGGAATCTTGGATAGTTGAAGACAAAGTTCACGATAAGAGCGTTAAGTTCGGAATGGACTTGCCTTTAGGAACGTGGGTTGGTAGTGTTAAAGTCAATAATGATAAGATCTGGAATCAGTTCGTGAAGACTGGCAAGGTAAAAGGCTTCAGTATTGAAGGATATTTCGCTGATAAAATGGAACGGCCGAACGATGCAGCAATAAAAGATGAACTTTCTTCTATTGAAGATGAAGAAGCAGAGTATTTATTAAATCAAGTAAAGTCAATTTTAAAGAATGAAGAAGTTGATCTTAAAACTTACGCTGATTATCCAGATGCTGTTAAAAACAATGCAAAGAAAGGAATTGAACTTAACGAGAAACAAGGCAATAAATGCGCCACTCAAGTTGGAAAAGTTAGAGCTAGACAATTAGCACAAGGCAAAGGACTTAGTAAAGAAACTATAAAAAGAATGTACTCTTATCTATCAAGAGCTTCAGAATACTACAATGAAAAAGACAACGAAGCTTGTGGCACTATTTCTTATTTGCTCTGGGGTGGAAAAGCTGGTTTACGTTGGGCAGAATCTAAATTAAAAGAATTAGAATTGTCTTCTGAAATTATCAATGAAACAATGGCAATAATTGATGGGCGTTTAGCATATTCAACAAAAGAAGAAGCTGTAAAGGCGGCTAAAGATATTGGTTGTGAAAAATATCACACACACGAATTTGAAGATAAAACTTGGTATATGCCTTGCGAAAGTCATAGTTTGAAGTCTCCTTGTTGGGACGGATACGAACAAAAAGGAACTAAAATTTTAGACGGAAAGACTGTGCCTAATTGCGTAAAAATAAAATAATGAAACAATTTGAAACGCCTAGTAGAACAAGTCCTAAAGGTGGTAGAAAAGGTTGTCTTTGTAAAGATAATACTTATTCGACTAAATGCTGTGACGGTACTTTAAGAGCCCAAGGAATTGGTAGTACGTCTTCTATTGGTGAAAGAATAGAGTTTTTAACACAAGAAGACACTTATTTAATACTTCAAGAAAATAATCAAAAAATATTAATATAATGCCAAATTTAAAAATAAGTCAATTACCAATAGCAACTGAATTACTAGGAAACGAAATAATTCCTTTAGTACAGGGAGGCTTAACTAAACAAACGACAGTATCTAAATTAAAAAATTACTTTGTATCTACTGATATAACGGTAGAGGCTGGGGTTGATGTGGATTTAAACGCTGCTATATATGATGATACTTTTATGTTTAAGCTATCGTGGACTGGTGGTAATGGCACGGCAGTTTATACTTTACCAGACGCAGTTGCTCATATTCATAGAAAAATAAGATTTATATCTGACAGTACTTTTAACAGTCAAGATCACGCAGACATAACTCCAGCATCTGGGCAAACGCTAGACGGAAGTTCAAACGCATATAGAATAAACAAAGATTATGAAGGCATTACGGTATGGAGTGACGGCGTAGAATGGTTTATATTACAGAAAAAAGCATAACGAAAATACAAAATAAATTAAACTAAATTATATATTAATATGAAGTCAAACAATATGATTGAAAAAATCAAGAATGTGTTAAGCTTGAATGAAGAAGTAAAGCTTGAACAAATTAAACTGGAAAACGGAACTGTGATTGAAGCTGAATCCTTTGAAGAAGGAAAAGAAGTTTTTATTGTAACAGATGACGAAAAGGTCGCAATGCCAGTAGGCGAGTATATCCTTGAAGATTCTAAATTATTAGTAATTGAAGAAGAAGGATTAATTGCTGATGTTCGTGAAGTTTCTGATGAAGCACCTAGTGAAGAATCTGAAGAAGAAATGGAAGAAGAACTAGCTGAAGAAGCCGACGTTGCAGATTGGAAAGGAATGGAAAAAAGAATTAAAAATCTTGAAGACGCTATTGCAGATATTAAAGCTGAAGAAGACTTAAAAGAAGAACTATCAGCTATCGAAATGGGAAACAACTTAACTGTTGAGCTTTCAAAAGAAGTACCAACTGAAGTTGAAGCAGTATTAAGCGAGCCGAGTGCAGATCCTATCGTTTCAAATCCAGAGTCTTTCAAAGAGCTGTCAAAATTCAAGATAGGTTCAAACAGAAAAGCAAATACAATGGATAGAGTATTCGCAAATTTAAAATAAATAATAAATAACAACTAAAAAAAAATTCAAATGAGTTTAGCAATTACAACAACCTATGCTGGTGAATTTTCAGGAAAATACATCGCAGCCGCTTTGCTTTCTGGGGATACTCTAGCAAACAATGAAATTACAATCTTACCAAACGTAAGATACAAGTCTGTTCTACAAAAAGCATCAACTGACAATATTGTACGCGATGCAAATTGTGATTTTCAAAAAGGACAAGGAACTTTAACTTTAACTGAAAAAGTCTTAATAGCTGAGGAATTTCAAGTAAACCTTGAATTGTGTAAAAAAGAGCTTCACCAATCGTGGGAAGCTTTAGAGATGGGATATTCAGCTTTTGCAGAGATTCCAGCTTCTTTTTCTGATTTCGTACTTGGTCACGTTGCGGCTAAAGTAGCTGATAAAACAGAAAAAAACATCTGGCAAGGTGTTAATGCAAACCCCGGAGAGTTCGACGGTCTTGCAACTTTATTAGCAGCTGATGGAGATTTACCTGCAGCTCAAGACTTAGTTGCTGCCGCTGTTGATCCTGCTACAATTATAGCAGAGCTTGGTCGTGTAGCCGATGCAATTCCTACTGCTGTTTACGGGAAAGACGATTTAAGAATTTACGTATCTTCAGACATCGCCAGAGCTTACACAAGAGCTTTAGGAGGATTTGCTGCTGCAGGAGTTGGAGCAAATGGTTTCGACAACAAAGGAACTAATCAAGTTCTAGGTGGTTTATACTTTGATGGAATTCAATTAGTAGTTGCAAAAGGTATGGCTGACGGAACTATGATTGCAGCTGAAAAATCAAACCTTTTCTTCGGTACAGGATTGCTTTCAGATCAGCAAGAAGTTCGTGTTATCGATATGAGCGAAACCGACGGAAGTCAAAATATTCGAGTAGTGATGAGATTTACTGCTGGCGTTCAATACGCTCAAGTAACCGACATCGTTCTTTACTCTTAATAATTAATTAATCATTGAAAAAGGGTGGGTAAAATAACTCGCCCTTTTTTATTTAAAAAACTTAAAACCTATGGGATGCCTAATAACTAGCGGCCGTAAAGTACCTTGCAAATCAGCGGTGGGTGGTATTAAAACTATCTATTTCGCAGATTACGGAACTTTAGGAACTGCGACAATCGTAGCTGGAGAAATTACAGCTGTTTCTGGAACGCCAACGTGGTTTCAGTTTGACGTAAAAGGTAACAGTTCAATGGAAACTGCTATCACTTCAAGCCGAGAAAACGGAACAACTTTCTATGATACTACACTTAATATGACTTTGACATTTCAAGACAAAGCTACACAAGAAGAACTTAAATTAATCGCACACGCTCGTCCACACGTTGCTGTTGAAGATTATAACGGAAACTTCTTTTTAGTAGGACTTGAAAATGGCGGCGATGTAAATGGAGGGACAATAGTCACCGGAGCTGCAATGGGGGATTTGACGGGCTATACTTTAACGGTAAATGCTCAAGAAACTGCACCACCTTTCTTTGTAACATCAACTGTTATCACTGATGATGCTTCAGCGGTTCAAATTGACCCAACAGCATAATTAGTACTTTTACTTGTAAATTAGGGTTATCTTAACGGGTAACCCTTTTTTTATTTCTACACTATACAAAATATTTATTTTTTCTTTATATATTAATATGAAGTTAATCACTACAAGCGGAGTTAAATTGTTTAAAGTAATTCCAAGAGAATTTATTACTGGGAACATTGATGTTATTATTACAAATGAAAGCACAAATGTAACTTTGCCAACACAAACTGTTCAATCTACAATTCAAGGGAACTTTATAAAATTCACTTGTGATTTTGGAACTTTAGTTGAAGGAAACTTTTATACGATGGATATAAAATACAATGACATTGCAAATCAAGAAACTAGAGTTATATATAAAGATAAAATTTTTTGCACGAATCAAGCTGTTAATCAAGAAAAAGGTATTTATTACAGCATAAACAAAGATGAATTTGTTAGTGAAGATAGTTTTGATAATGAATACATAATAATATAAATATGAACGATTTAAGAATAGTAAATTTAAGTACTTACACAAGTCCTGATATTATTGAAAAATCAAGTAAGGAATACGTTTCCTATGGTGCCGATAATAATTATTTTCAGTATTTAATTGATAGATACAACGGCAGTCCAACAAACAATGCGATTATAAACGGAATAAGTCAAATGATTTATGGACGTGGTCTAGATGCGTTAAATTCAAATAAAAAGCCAGAACAATACGCACAAATGATTTCTTTGTTTAAAAAAGATATGGTGCGAAAAGTGTGTTATGATCTTAAATTAATGGGTCAATGTGCTATACAAGTAATTTATTCTAAAGATAGAAAAACAATCGCACAAGTTGAGCATATTCCAGTTGAGAATTTAAGAGCTGAAAAATGCAACGACAAAGGAGAGATAGAAGCATATTATTACTCGGATAATTGGACTAAAGTTAAAAATGTAAGTAGTACTCTTAAAATACCAGCTTTCGGTTTCAGCAATGAAAACATAGAGATTATATATGTTAAGCCTTACAGAGCTGGTTATAAATACTATTCCAGCCCGGATTATGCAGGAGGACTTCAATATGCAGAGCTGGAGCAAGAGATAAGTAACTACCACCTCAATAATATATTAAATGGTCTGGCGCCTAGTATGTTAATTAATTTCAACAACGGAACTCCAAATGCAGAGGAACGTCAAATGTTAGAAAACAGAATTTTAGAGAAATTTTCTGGGAGTTCAGCGGCTGGTAAGTTCATTTTAGCCTTTAATGATAATCCAGAAAGTGCTGCAACTATTGAGCCTATACAGTTAAGCGATGCTCACAATCAATATCAGTTTTTAAGTGATGAAAGCTCTAAGAAAGTTATGGTTGCTCACAGAGTGGTAAGTCCTATGCTT